CCAGAGCAGCTTCCAGATAGCGAAGAAGAGCTACAATTGCATATGCAGCTTAACTACAAGCAAGCGGTTGAAATAGCAGAAGAGCAAGCTATAAATACTATACTAGAAGGCAACAGATACGAGCTGGTTAAGAAAAGAGTTAATTACGACTTAACTGTAATAGGCATAGGAGCTGTAAAAAATACATTTACAAAGTCAGAAGGTGTAAAAGTAGAATACGTAGATCCAGCTAACTTAGTTTATTCTTACACTGAATCTCCTTACTTCGACGATATATACTACGTAGGTGAAATAAAGACGGTACCTATAAACGAGTTAAAGAAAGAGTTCCCAGAACTAACTAACGTAGATTTAGAAAATGCAAGCAAGCAAGGCCATCACTCTACTGGCTCTTATAACATAAGCTCTAGTGAAGAAGGAAACTTGGACGTTAACCAAGTACAGATATTGTACTTTAATTTTAAGACGTTTGCCAATGAAGTATACAAAGTAAAAGAAACAGCAACTGGTGCTAGTAAGGTTATAGTTAAAGATGATACGTTTAATCCACCTAACGAAGTGCTTGAAGAAAGGTTTGGCAAAATGTCCAAGCAAATAGAGGTATTATACGAAGGAGCTTTGGTTCTAGGTACTAATCAGCTATTGAAGTGGGAGCTAGCTAAGAACATGATGAGACCTAAAAGTGATTACACTAAGGTCAAAATGAACTATTCAATAGTTGCACCTAGGATGTACAAAGGTAAGATAGAATCTTTAGTTAGCAGAACAACTAGCTTTGCTGACATGATACAGCTTACCCACTTGAAGATACAACAGGTGATGTCTAGAATGATACCTGATGGTATATACTTAGACGCAGATGGACTAGCAGAAATAGATCTTGGCAACGGAACTAATTACAATCCGCAAGAAGCTTTAAACATGTTCTTTCAGACTGGTAGTATAATTGGTAGGTCAATGACAGCTGACGGTGATATGAACCCCGGCAAAGTACCTATACAAGAAATACAGAGCGGCTCAGGAGGAGCTAAATTAGGTTCTCTTATACAAACATATAACTACTACCTCCAAATGATCAGAGATGTCACCGGATTGAACGAGGCACGTGATGGTAGTACTCCAGATAAAAATGCTTTAGTTGGTATTCAGAAAATGGCAGCAGCAAATTCTAACACAGCCACAAGGCACATACTACAAAGTGGTCTATTCTTAACAGCTGAACTAGCTGAATGCATATCGCTTAGGATATCTGATATAATAGAATACTCACCAACAAGAGATGCTTTTATACAGAAAATAGGTGGTCACAACGTGGCTACTCTGGCTGAGATGGGTGAACTGCACTTGTACGACTTTGGTATATTTATAGAGCTCACACCAGATGATGAGCAAAAGCAGATGCTTGAAAACAACATACAGGTAGCATTGTCTAGAAACGGAATAGAACTAGAAGACGCTATAGACGTTAGAGAGATCAAAAACATAAAGCTAGCTAACCAAGTACTCAAGATAAGAAGAAAGAAAAAGGCTCAGCAAGATCAGCTAATGCAGCAGCAAAATATACAAGCACAAGCTCAGGCTAATGCTCAAGCGCAGCAAGTAGCAGCTCAGGCTGAAATGGCGAAAGACCAATCATTATCTCAAAGCAAAATACAAGTAGAGCAAAGCAAGATGCAGATGGAGATGCAGAAAATGCAACAAGAGGCTATGCTCAAGAAAGAATTAATGAATCACGAGTTTCAGTTAAACATGCAACTAAAGCAGATGGAAACTGAAATACTAAAGCAACGTGAATCACAAAAAGAAGATCGCAAAGACGAAAGAACTAAAATACAAGCGTCGCAGCAATCTGAACTAATAGATCAAAGAAAAAAAGAAACTCCACCTAAAAACTTTGAGTCATCAGGTAATGATGTAATGGGTGGCGGTTTTGGAATGAACGCATTTGATCCTAGGTAAAACACAATTATTCAATTTTATAATATCTTATTATGGCTAAAAAAAGCAAAGTCGAAGCGGTCGAAGAGATCGTCGACGTAAAACAAGAAGAGGTAGTTGAGGAAACTCCTACACAAGAAGATGCTAAAGTAAAGAACGAGGTTCTTGAAGATGGCACAGTCAAGGTAGATCTAAGACAGCATGTGGACAATAACGACGATGCTGACGATAGTGTCGCTAAAGTGACTATACCAAGCGCTGAAGCAGAAGAACCTGCAAACGAAGTAGTCGACGAACCTGTAAAGGAAGAACCTGTAGAAGAATTAGTAGCTTTAGAAGAGGTTACAGAAGAAGAGGTTGTTGATCAGCTAGAGGAAGATGTTGAAGAAGCTATTGAAAAAGCTGAAGAACAAGGCACTCCACTACCTGAGAACATACAGAAGGTTGTTGACTTCATGGATCAAACCGGAGGAAGTTTAGAAGATTATGTTGAATTAAATAAAGATTACTCAAAAATGAGTGATAATGATTTATTAGACGAGTACTTCAGACAAACAAAGCCTCACCTAACAGATGATGAAAGAGCTTTTGTTATGGAAGATCTGTATTCTTACGACGAAGATCTCGACGAGGACAGAGATATAAAAAGAAAGAAATTGGCATTAAAAGAGCAAGTTGCAAATGCTAAAAACCACCTAGACGGGTTAAAGTCTAAATATTACGATGAAATCAAAGCTGGTTCTAGGTTGAACCCGGAACAACAGAAGGCTATGGATTTTTTCAACCGATACAGTGAAAATCAGACTGTAGCTGAAGACAACGCTAAGTTTTTTAAACGAAAGACTAATGAAGTTTTCTCTGATGGATTCAAAGGTTTTGAATACAACGTAGGAGAGAAGAGATTTAGACTCAACGTTAAAGATACCGACAGTGTAAAAGATAGCCAAATGGATATCGGAAATTTTGTAAACAAGTTCCTTAACAAGGATACTAGTAAAATTGAGGATGCTAAAGGTTATCACAAGTCTTTATTTACTGCAATGAATCCTGATGTAGTAGCTAACCATTTTTATCAACAAGGAAAAGCGGATGCTCTAAAAGAAAGTATATCCAAGGCAAAGAATGTCGACATGTCGCCTAGAGGTACTTTAGCAAACGAAAATGTCCCTGGTGGTATGAAAGTTAGGTCTATATCTGGTGATTCGTCTTCTGATTTCAAAATTAAGATTGGTCAAACTAGATCAACAAACAGAATTACTTAAACTTTAAAAATTAACAAAACAAAATTATGGCAATTAATAACACGGGTGCAGCGTTAAATCACGTAACCCCAAGACCCACCAAAGAACTCTTTGGAAACAATTATCTATCTTTTGATTCAGCATCAGGTGGAGGAACATTTGCAGCTCAATTCTTACCAGAGATTTATGAGAAAGAAGTTGAAAGATACGGAAAGCGTACTATCAACGGATTCTTACGTATGGTAGGATCTGAAATGCCTTTGGCTTCAGATCAAGTAATATGGTCAGAACAAGGAAGACTACACGTAGCATATGATGCTGCTGAATCTGGTGCTAGTACAGTTGAAGTACTAGTTGCTGCAAGTAATACTATTACTCTACCAGCTGCTCACTTGGTTAAAATTCATGACACAATAATAGTATCAAATGCTGCTAGCACTAAAGTACTCAAGTGTCTTGTTACAGCAGTTACAAACGTAACTATAACTGTAAAACCTTATACTCAAGCTACACTAGCTACTGCCGGTAACGCTGCTTTCGTTAACAACGAAGACATCAAGCTGTTTGTATACGGTACTGAGTACGCTAAAGGATCTTCTGGGATCACTGGTTCTCTAGATGCTTCTTTCACTCAATTCTCAAACCGTCCGGTAATCATGCGTGACAGATATGCTGTCAATGGTTCTGATACTGCACAAATAGGTTGGGTTGAAGTAACTAGCGAAAACGGTGCTTCTGGATACCTATGGTATTTGAAGTCTGAGCACGAAGCTCGCTTACGTTTCGAAGATCAAATCGAAATGATGATGGTTGAAGGAGAGAAAGCTGCTCAAACAATGGGTACAAGCTTCTTAGATGTTCAAGGAACAGAAGGTTTATTCGCTGCTGTAGAATCACGAGGCATCGTTTATGCTGGTACAGATTTCGATACAGTTAACACTGCCGGTACGACTGGTCAAGTAGCTCCTGGAGCTCATACTGGTCTTGACACTTTTGACACTATACTTCAAGAACTAGACAAGCAAGGTGCTATCGAAGAGAACATGATGTTCTTAGA